TGGGTAATTGTTTGAATTTCATTTTCAAGATCTCGGATTTGTCGCTGGTTAAGTGATATCCGAGTATTGTTTTGAGAAATCTCATGATTGAGTTTCGTAATCTCCTTGGAAAGTGCGTTGAATTGACGCTCTCGCTCCTGTTCGAACTTTATTGTTTGTTCAAGTTCTTCATAACCATCTTTAAGTTCCTTTGCTTTATTTTGAGCGTCTGTAATTCTATTTAACCGAAACTCTTCTTCGATAGTCTGGGTGCAAGTAGGGCAGACCGTATTCTCAGTAAAAAACTTATGTTCTTTCGTAATTAAAGATACTTTCTGAGAGATTTTGCCTTTAAGATTGTTTAGCTTTACTAACTTATCCCCAGCACCAATAACTTCTTCCTGATCTTTCGTAAACTTAAAAACTTCTTCTTCTGTTTTAGAATTTTCACCGATATAAGAACCAACCTCATTATCCAACTTGGCAATCTTTTCTTTATTGGCATTAATATTAGCATTGCCACGATTTTCAAGTTCTTCGATGAAGTCTTCTTGCATCTTCATCTTATCCTTAATATTCTCTTTCCTCAAATCAAGAGATTTAACTTGTTCCCTTTTCTCACGAAGTTTATCTTTTACAATATTATTCATTGCAGAGAATACACGAATATCCAAAAGATCCTCAATCACCTCACGACGATTTGACGTTGTAAGTTGCATAAAAGGAACAAAAGTGCTGCTACCTAGAATTACAATCTGCGTAAAAGACTTGTAATTGAGTTTGAGAATACTTTCTTCCAGAATACGCTGCATTGCACGATCATCTGCTTCACGATGCAATGGAGTATCATTTACAATGATATCAAATACTGATGGTTTAATACCACGACGAACAAGATATTGTCGGGTATTAATTTCAAACTCAACTTCAACAACACATTCCCGCTCGTTGGTTGTATTGATAAGTTGCGGTTTATTAATCTTTCTGAATGGTTTATTAAATAGAACAAATGTCAGGGCATCCAGAATAGTGGACTTACCAGCTCCATTTGTTCCAATAATAAGGTTTGTATGATTACTTTGGAAATCAACTTCCGTAAAACTGTTTCCAGTAGAAAGAAAATTACGCCAACGGATCTTTTGAAAGGTTATCATTCAGTTTAGGGGGAATAACAATATCGTTTGCTGTAACGACGGCATATTTATAATTATACCTCTTACAGGTCATTATTGCAAGGGAGTCATCGACCTCAACAACATCCATTTCAGTTTCTTCTTGATCTTCAAGCATCAAAGCATAGCGAAGAGCATCATCTTCTTCTTCAAAGAGGAAAAGAACTTTTTCCCCGTATCTGTTCTGAACAGCGTATGCTCCGTCATCCTTTTGATCTTTAAGAGTCAGAAGAAACATTACTCAACCTCGCAAGCTTGTGAGTATATCAAAATTTTCTACGATTTTGAGTTCTTGAATTCCTGATGAATAAAGTTTATCAATGAACTTTTCAAACTTCTTTGGATCGGATTTTTTCTTTACAATAACCTTTACAATCTTTCCAACATAATCTCTGGTATCAAATGTTTGATATGGAGTATCTTCATAGTAAACATTATAGAAAAGTTTATATGGATTATTGATCGGTTCAAATTCTAATGTTTCAGTATCAAAGATATGAAATCCACGAGTATCATTCACATCATTCCAATACATCTCATAGGGATTTCCTAGGTAGTAGATTTTTCCGTTATTCGATCGAGTGTGATAGTGTCCCGAGAAGACAAGTTCGAACTTCTCAAATAGTTCGCTCTCCATACCGTCTTCCATGACGTGCCCTCTATGAGCTCTAAATCCATTGAGTTCAAGGTGCCCCATCGCACACTTGCAAGTTGTATTTTGAATAGATTTGAAAGTAGTTTCCTCATTTTCTTGATTAATCCAGGGAACAAATAATACTTTTAATTTATCTAACTTAACTTCTTCTACTTCGGAATAGATTTTAATGTTATCATATTCTTTGAGAAGGAGACCTACTGAATTAACTGAGTTTGTATTCTTGTAATAGGCAGTGTGGTTCCCAACAATTGTATGAACCATTACACCCATTTGATGAAGGCGATCATAATAGTTCTCTTTTGCCCATTCTAGTGCCCAAAGATCAATTGATCTGCGATTATCAAAAGTATCTCCCATATCAACAACGGTCTTAATGTTGTTCTCTTCAAGATATGGGAAGAAAACGGTATCGTAAAACTTTTTAAAATAATCGTGGAGAAACTTGGACGATTTCCTAGCACCGAAGTGCTGGTCACTTATGATTGCTACTTTCATTTTCCACCTTTTTTGCGGTTTTCTTCCATAGTTAAAATTTGTAAGTTATCAGGATGATGCAGACCTCCTCTACAAATAGGGATGATATGGTCTACCTCGTGTAGAATACCAGTTTCAGCAGATATTCTACTACACTCCTCATAAATGGTCAATATCCGCTCAACTTGCTCTTGCGTCAACTCTGGTGTTTGATTTTTCAATAACGCTCTTCTTTTTGCTTCCTTTTGGGCACTAACTACTTTACCCCTTTCAGTTTTGGAGTACTTCTTATTATTTTCCCGAATTACTTCCCGCCTTCTCTCTCTATTTTCTGCCCATTTTTCTTTAGTCATATAACCATCACAAGCACCAGAAAGAAGTTTTTCAACTCCCTTTTTATAGTTACAAGGATAGCATCCATAACTACTCACATACTTTTCATAACTACCACAATATTTGCAAGCAGTAGATCCAATATAAGTTTTTTTACCTTCTTCTATTGCTTGCAATCTATTCTGTCTTCCAACACCACTATATTGATTAGGCATAGTGCTCCGTAATGTTTATTTTATTTAGAACATTTTGGAGCATTAACGATTTTTATAGGCGATATTATCTTTAATTGTGTTGTAGTCGGAACTGCTACCAGAAAGCAAGCTATCGTCAACCATCATAACCTCATCAAAACCAGTGCGTTCAATAATCTTGGTCTTAATTTCCAGTTGCTTCTTCTCCTTCTGAATACGACGGAGAAAAGCGTAGTGAATGATTTGAGTGAAATATGCAAAAGGGTTCTTAGACTTTTCTGGGTCAAAGTTATGAATATACTGAACGCAGTTTTCAATACCATCAGAAATCATATCATCCCGAAACATATAATTCACAAAGTTCGGTTTGTATGACAGGTGTGTAGCGATTTTCAAAAAGCACTCACCCAGATAGTTTGAAATCGGTGGTTTACCTTCCCAACGCTTCGCTCTTTCTTCTTTTGGTTGCTTTGTAAGATCTTTATCGTAAATCTTCAAGTATGACTTTTCAACTTTTGTTCTATAAACAATCAGTGCTTCAAGTAACTCCTTGTTGTTTACATAATGTTCTGATTTCTTTTTGGACATAACATCGGTCTCATTAGATAAATTTTTGTTATGTTCATTATAGCATACTTTGAGGGCTTGACAACATCCTGAAATATGATTAGAATATGTTTGTTCCCTTTGAAGATGAGAATCTAGCTTTCTTTATTATCTTTAAGATCTTTACGAAAAATATTCTCTAAGGTCTTTCTGGCATCTTCAACAGTAGAGATATATCCCATTTTATTTGATATTTGAACTTTACCATCTAGTTCAATGTCAACATCTTCATCATTGATATACCTTTCGTAGAAGGTTATCATTTGACTTTCTTTTACTTCAGTCATAGTAACGATCTTATCGTATTTAACGATAAAGAAATCATCAGTAGGAATTTCCATCCAAGGTTTTACCTTGACATATTGTCCTATGTGATTAGACATTACTTTCATAATGACAGGATTTTGAAGAATTATAATAGGATCCCCATCATTATCATCGATACAAACAAGTGCAAAGATTTCTTCACCTGTGACTAATTTAATTGCTGCGTGAAACTCTTCTCCCATTAGTTTTTAAGCGGTATGTTTACAATATCATAATTAAAGTTTTCTTCGTTATAAACTTTGATTCTCTCGATTAAATGATTGAGGGTATAATTTTTTCTTGACTTATAACTGATATCATCGGCAATGTCATATAGAGTTGCCTTTGTTTTGTTGTCGCTTTTTCTTAAGACTCTTCCGATTGATTGGAGGTTTCTAATTCTTGATTTACTAGGGGAAGCAAAGATAACGTTATGTAGATTTCTAATATTAATACCAGTAGAAAAAGTCCCGTAAGAAGCAACGATGATGGCATTGTTTTCCTTTTCGGTAATTTCTCTGACTTTTTCTCTATCTTCCGTATCTACTCCACCGTGTACAAAGAACACGTGACGATTTTCATCGATACTACTATTTATGAGTTCGTATAAAGGTTGACCGTGACCTTCGACTCTGGAAAAGAGAATAAGAGTATTACCTTTAAGATCAAGAGCAAGGTTCTTGATAAACTTATTGCGTTTGTCGTGATTGATAATATACTGAACTTCATCCTCAAAAGTCTCAAATTTATTTGGTGGGTGTTTCAATAGAAGAATATTAATGTCTAATTTAGCAACGTGACCCTTCTGCATCAGTTCTTCTGTTCTGATGATTTTGTATGAAGGACCAAATAAACCTTCTAAAACCCATTTGTGTGTTTGTGTACCATCGAGTGTTCCTGTAAAACCATAACGAAATTTAGCATCAGAAAGTTTTGTCATTATAGATACTAATGACTTAGATTTAAATTGGTGTGCTTCGTCTCCAACAACGACATTAAATCTTGAAAAGTATTGACGCGGAAGTTTGTAGATTGATTGCCAGGTTGTAATGATTACCTGAGAGTCTGTTTCTCTTTCTTTTCCTGCGTATATCTTGTGGCAGTATGAACCAACATCCCACCCATAATCTGCAAAATCTTTATACATCTGCTCTACAAGGGATGTCGTTGGAACGACTATCAGAGTATTTTGTCCTTTCTCAACGTAATATCGGACAATCGAATATATCATCAATGACTTTCCAGAAGCAGTTGGAGATATCAACAACTTTCGATTATGTCGTAAAGCGTCGTATACTCCCTCAACTTGGTATTCGCGGGGAGCGTACTTGCAAATAGAAGTCATATAATCTTTCACACCTTCTTTTGAGATGTGCTCATTTACCTCAAAGGGAAGACCATAAAACTTATTGTTTGTGAACTCATAAGTATAATCGTGATTTTCGCAGAAGCGAGTGACCTTATCTAAAAGGCCAGCATAAATTTCACCAGTTTGTGTATTGAACAAACGAATTTTTCCGTCCCAGTGTCTGTTGCGAAACTGAGGCATAAACTTGGCACCTGGAACATCAAACGTGAACTGATCTGCAAGTTCGTAGTAAACGTGAGGTTCTGCCTTTATCTGCAAAAATACTTCATTCTTTTTAGATATAACCAAGTGTGACATAAGTTCATATCAATACAAAAATATTTATTG